TTTAAATCTTACTCTATAAAATGATTTATCTAATTGACTAGGTCTATTTTCTTTGCTAATAATTTCATCTGCAAACTTGTCTTTCTTATTTTCTTTAATTAATTGTCTTGCCCAATCTTCATAATCTTCAATAACACCCTCATCTTGTTCATCAACTATTTCCCACTTTTCTTCATCTATTTGCTCACCTTGTAATTCTTCAAATATTATGTTTAAATCATCATCAGACATTTCCACCAATTCTTCTGTATTTATATCTTCTTTTGATACACCTTCTTTTTCTTGTTCGTCATCTGACTGTGTTTTAACAACATCTAAATCAATGAAATCAGCAGGTTTAAGCGTTTTAAAGTATAAATCTAAGTTTATATCATTTACGCTAAATATCTTGTCCAAACCGCGTATTAGAATGTTTTGAAATGGTACTACGACTGTATTGTTAAATAAACTGTACGCATCTCGTAATTCATCTGCATTACTTCCTAATCCATTTCCACCTTCTGTTCGTATGCCAAATAATAATGGTGATACGCAACGGTGTCCTGCGAGAATTTGATTTACTGCTTGTTTAGACATTCCTTCCCAAGCTGACTGCGCGTCATTCATTTGGATAGGTTCTATCGTTGGGGATGTTTCTTTACCGTCATTAAATGTTATAAGTATTTTACCTGCATTTCCACTACCTGCGAATTTTCTGTTTAGCTGTCTTTCTATTGTTCTTCTTTCTTCTTCAGTAGGTACACCATTAGAAAATCCAACGTGCATAGATGGTGTCATTCCTGATGTTATATTAGATAAGTGAAATTGTGCTATTTCTAATTCCATTTGTATCCAATCTGTAGCAGCTACATAATCAGGTGCAAAGCCATAAAACAAAGCAGGGTTTTTATCACGTATCATTAGAATTTGACTTGCTTGTGTTCTATCTTCTGTATTGAAAGCAGCATATGGTCTTGGTCTGTATTCAGATTTTCTTGCTTTAGACCAATCAGCAGAATAATAATAAGTGTCTATTTCGCCATCTACCATTTTACCGCTTCTAATGTATTGTGCAGGTATATGTAAAATCTTAGCTATTTTACTTCTATCTCTACTCCAAATAACATTAACATAACACCCACCGAATAGCTTTAAATCCATCGCTAAATCCTTTAGCACGTCATCACCTGAATTATGTAGTAATTCTGTTAGTCGTAAATAGCTTTCTTTATTTGCTTCGCTTTCATCTGCATTAGTAGCAGCTAAACCTTCGCCATAAATCATAGCACCAATAGATTTTATTAATGCACCATTAATAGCACTACCTAAAAATAATTCTAATAGATAATTAGGATATAAATTATCTTCACCAAAAGAAACCCAATCTTGATTTGGTCTTTCAACTAAATGAGGAATGTTGTAATGTGATAATTTTACTAAGTTTAAATTCATAATTAATTAGTTATATATACGCTTTCTGTGTCAGCGTCATTAGTTGTGTATTCGGTGTAAGTTGTCGCCTCATTATTCGACTGTGCAGTTAAATTATAAAGACCTGTAAATACTAAATTGAAGTTTGGTACAAGTTCATCAGAAGGTAGTGCGTTATTTACATTTTCTCTTATGGTTATATCATAAAAGCCATACGGAAAATCACTATTACCAAGTGTAATAAATCCCGCATTAGCTACGGGTAATTCCGACCTTATACTATATTCCATTTTCACATACCTTTCTTTATTTGTAATATCCAACCCCCCTGCTCTTGGAAGAAAATTAACAAACTTGCCCGTTAATTGACTTGTTATTGTGATAATAGGGTCATATTGAATGTGGTCTTTATCTACATATTTATCATATATATTAACATAGATATAATTTAAATATGCAGTATTAGAATTATACTCCCCTTTAGTCGCCTGTATCATCTTTTTTCTTCTTTTTAGGTTTTTCTTCTACGAATAAAGCATTTCTAACGCTTTCATTAAGTCCTGCTATTTGCTTTTGTGTTAGTTCGTCTAATGGTATATTTAAGCTGTCAATACTTTTGCCTTCCCATTCTTTTTTTAATTTCCAAGCCATAGTGTTTTATTATAAATATAAAAGTTTAGTTATTGTTTTTTAGTGTACAAAAAAAGGGGTAATAAAACCCCTCTTTTCTTTATATATTGAGCAACGATTAAGTTCCTACTGTAATAGTTAAAGCAGCTTCATCTGTAAGACCGTCAAATGGATATTTAGCAGTTGCAGCACCAGCACTTGCGGGTAGTTGAATTAAAGCATTCTTTTCTTCAGCACTCCATTCTATTGTGTACCCTGTCATATCAGCTTTAGCAGCACCAGTCACCACCGTTCCACCTGAAACGTGGCAGCCGTTATCAATACCTAATAAGAATACATTGTCGTTAGTATCTTGTACAAAAATCTGTGCTCTTGAATACGCCATAAGTCTTAGCTCATTAGTCATATCGTGGTCTATCTTTTGTAGCGTCACTGATAATGTTTGAGTAAAAAATGAAGTACCGTTAGCAGCATCAGAATTAATGTTTACCGTCATACTTGATAAATTAGGCACTAAGTCATATTTAAAAACAGTAGTAGCACCACCTGACTGACCTGACCAAGTAGCAAATCCTGCTGTAGTCATTTCAGTTGTATTTATGGTAGCAACAGCGTTGATGTTATTGTTGTATGTTTTACAAATATAAATAGCTTTAAGCCCACCAATTTGGTCTTTACAATCTATTAATCGCCCTCTTGTAATATCACAAGCCATAATTATTATTTATTAAAAGTTAATAAAAGGGGAGTATATTACAACTCCCCATTTAAAGTATCTATTAAGTCCAAACAGATGTAGCAAATACACCGTCTGTTCCTACTGCAGTTTGTACACCCATTGCAAAGTTCATTACAACTCTTACGTTATCAGAACCGTCAAATTGATATGTAGGTATAACTCTTGCTTCAGTCCAATCAGTAGCTAAGTTAGTTCCTACTACAAGGTTTTCAGGATATGTAGCAATAATAGTATCATTGAACATACCAGGACAAACATAAATAGGGAAGCCCATATAAGTTAATCCATTAAACTGACCTGCTGCACCTAATTGTTGAAATGTAGTAGCAGAAGCTAATTTTTGTGCATATAAAGCATATGTTTTTTGGTTCACATAAAAACCAAAACCTGGCTTAGATAAAATACCTTCTACAGAAGCAACAACCTTATCATATACCGCCGCTAAATCATCTAATATATCAGCAGTAGTAATAGCACCGTCTAAATCAACTTCGTGAAAATCTTTACAAGCAGAAGCGTTAGCACCTGCCTCATCTAATGAACCATCATTAGACTGAAAGCCAACACCAAAAGGAGAAGAACCTTTCCAAATCATATTCTCAATATGCGCACCTGCTTTTGCAGCAATAGATGCTAATAAAAAGTCTTCAAATGTTCCTGGTAGATTTCCGTTTCTGTCCATATTTTCGCCAATCCAGGTCGGGAAAACTGTGCCTCGACATACCTCCTCATTCACCTTCATATCAGTAAGTGTTAAAACTTGCTCAGTTAATGACGTGTCATTTCCAGAAGAAAACGCACAAGCAGCAGCAACAACAGGGTCGCTAACACCTAGATTAGATATTACTGCTTTTGAATTTAAACCGTCTATTTGTCTTACATATCCTTTTGCTATCGTATCTGGTGATTTAACAGCAGCCGTCACATAAGGCAATGCTAATTTACCTGCATAGGTGTTATCAGTCACGGTTATGTCAAACTGATAATCTTTACTTAAATTGTAGTTGTTATTTGCCATTTTTAAAAATTATTTATTGTTTATGTAATATGCTGCTCTTTCTTTTGTTGACAGCTTCTTTAAATCAATAGTAGAATTAAAATGCGTTCCTTCAGGATTATATTTTAAACCCTCTGTAGCAGGTTCGCCACTTAACTCAACTATTTTGCCTTTAAGTTCTTCTATTTGTGTCATAAGTTCACCCATAACTTCAGAACTCATTTCTGTTTTATTTTCTTCTTCTTCAGATAATTCTTCAGCAGATGCTTCTACTTTGTCAGCTTTTAAATCAGCTACAGCATCTTCTAAATTTTTAATTCGCTTTTCTAAACCAGACCAATCTTCAATATCAGCTTCGTCATCTTCAGCTAATTCTGTTTCTTCTTCAGATAGTTCTGCTGACGCTTCTTCTTTTGGTTCTTCAACGTCCTCAGCTTCTTTTTCTTCGCCTAAATCTAAGATTTC